GACTTGGACTTGGACTTGGACTTGGACTTGGACTTGGACTTGGACTTGGACTTGGACTTGGACCTTGTTTTTTTACCTCCTCTAGATGCCTTCATTTGGGTTGGAAACATGCTAGCATATTGTTTGCTATAATCAGGTTCTGGCTTGGAAGCTAATCTGGCCTTTTCTTTTTGCGTAGCCTCGTATATATCCATTTGGGGTGTCTCGTCTACAATACAGTCATTAATTGCCTCGTCTATCTCCGGACGTGTATATTTTTGTAAATCATATGATGGACTTTCAGAACAAACAATTTCTACTATAGTCATCATCATAGTTGAATCGTTCAAGTTAATGATATCATTCTGGTATTCTTTATATAATTGGTCACCACGCTCTTTGTAGTGTAATGTAAATAATGCTTTTATCGAATCCACTATGGTATTATTTTTTTGTACTATAATTCGTAAATTCTCATAACTTATTTCTAAATTATTATCAATCATATAGTCATGTATAGTGGTATGTAACATATCTTCTAGGTTACGACGTTCTTGAGACGTGTCTTCATCTATTGCCTTATTTGTAAGCTGTTGTAGTTTAATGTCTATATTACTACACGCGTTACCTAAACCTCTCATGCATCTTGCGAATAAGTCCGCCATATCAATAGTTATATAGTATAAACATAAAATATAATTTATGGATTTGGGATATTTTACAAAAATACATATTTATCAATCTAAATATAAAAGTATTTAAAAATGGGTCAGTATTAAATATATTCTAATGACGAGTGTATATAGTACGCAAAATGATCTATTATTAAACAATTTATTAGATTTTTATAAAATAGGTGACAATATGGAAAGAATGATTAAAATCATCAATGGAGAATCTAGAACATCGCTTCGAATCATCGACTGGTTTTCAACTAATTATGCTAAAAAGTATTATACTGTATACCAAATGGACGGTTCCGACAAAAGATTCAAAGTATATAATGATTATAAACTTAAATTAAAAGCCTATTCCAAAAGAAGATTTGATCCGTTCTGTCGATGGGACCGAATTAGTGTACCGTATAATGATAATACTCATATACAAACGACTATCGGACAATTAAATTTTTTCAAGTGGGCTATCGAAAATAATGTCATTGATTATATTTCACACAATTATTTAATTATAGAAAAGGATATGAATAGTAGGAATAGTACATCCAAAAATAAATTAAATGATAACAAGAATAAAACACGCAAAAAGAGGGAAGAGTTGTCTGTATCCGCATCTAAAAGCATTAAGAAGGAAACAGTGGAGATTATTGTAAAATTTGATTAATATATGTCACATGTGAACTGAACTATCCATGAAAACAATAGTTTGGTTTATAAATGACATATTATTTAATAAATTTAAAATTTAAATATTTAATCGTTATGTAAAGTAAATATTTAACAATGGGTAATCAAAATTCTATTCAACGAGTAAATTTTGAAGATATTCAATATATTATAATGAACAAGGATACATATTGTATAATTAATACATTAGATGGTAAGAACCAAGGGTGTTTAATACCAAATACAATCACATGCGATCAAGAAGAAACAATACTTAATCACTTATTAGTAAATAATCTAGAGCAACCTGTAGTTATATATGGAGCAAATGTCAACGACCACTCGGTTTATGATAAATATGATCAGTTAAGTAAACTGGGGTTTAAACGATTATATATATATCCTGGTGGGATATTTGAATGGTTATGTTTACAGGATATATACAGCCACGAATTATTTCCAACGACAAAAAAAGAACTCGATTTATTAAAATATAAACCGGTTTCTGTATTACACACAAATGGATATTATTTAACCAATAACTAAGATGGAACTATTTCTTTGATATTCTGTATATGGCCTCTATCACTCTATCTATCTATTTATCTATCTGGGTGTTTAACCGACTAACTAACTATCCAGCGCCTTGTTGGCTAGTTTATCTGCGTCTTTATTAAATTCGCGACGAATGTGATGGAATTCGATCGATTCGAATGTGAGTGACAAATTTTTAACAATATTAAAATACTGTATTAATCGAGGTGATCTGACCTTGTATAGTCCATTAATTTGTTTTATAATTAATTCTGAATCACCATATACAGTTAACCTATTAATGTTATTATGCTTAGCTAGTCTTAATCCATCGATTAATGCTAAATATTCGGCAACATTGTTAGTGCCAGTCTCTATCTCATAAATTCTAGATGAGGTATATAATGTTTCCTCGTCGGTATTGTATATTACTGCCCCCATACCTAATATGTTTGATGGGTTTCCTCTACACGCACCATCAAATTTTAGTATATAGGTACTATTATTAATTGGTTGAGTTTCATTTAATTGTGTATTTCCCATTATATGATTATTACTGCATATCCAATCATTAATTAGCTTAATCCAATCTTGTCGAAATTTGGTATTTTCCGGGATAGTTGTATCTACGTTGGCATCGATTACTAATTTATTAATGTTTATATTATCTAACCATTTTTCATGGTAATTGTGGCATTTTGTCAAGTACTCCAATGCGATTGTTTCACCATATCTAGCTCTTAATTTTACACGATCATCGCATACAGATGGCTCGGCGCGAACATAAATAATACCACCTAAATTAATATCCTCTAAAAACGCGTCAAACCAGTTCATATATATTTGAAATTCGTCATGGTCAATCATACCATCATCATACAGCATCTGGGCAAATACATGTTTATCGGTTTGGACACATCGTTCGCTAATTATAATTTTATACTTGTTTTCCTTTATCTTTTGTCTAAGTAAGTGTAATCTTGATATATATGCCATCATTTGGAATCGAAATGCGTACTTGGAAGTGTTTTTATATAAATTAGTTAAAATAGGGGTACCATCATGGTCAACGATTTTATTCCATTCATGAACTGGTTCAGGTACAAAGCAAATGTCGGAGTTATTATCATAATAACTTTGTAAATCAGCATATAATGTTGATTTACCTGATCCGATATTTCCATCGATACTTAAGATTAACGGCGTCTCCATTGCTATAAGTTAGTTTATATAAAAAAATACTATTTAATTGTATTTCAATTTTATTTTTATTTGTTAACCAATGTAATTAGCTATATCTGAGTATAACAATCAGTTATTAGCAATTAGAATAAATAAAAATAAAAATAAAATTGAATTAAATAATATCCAATTATATATACTATCAATTGTTTAATACAAAATGGATTTAAATCAACAGAAGCTTTCCAAAAGAGAATGGGATACAACCGAACTGTCGGTTACATCCGAAGAAAAAGAAATATTAAAGATGATAGTTTCAGGATATCATGATGTAAACATTGTTTACAATAAAAACTTGTCAATGATAAATTTTCTGAAATTAGAACCAAACGAAAATATAACCGAATATTTATATATTGAGTATTTTAAACCGGTTATAGTGAAGTTGGTTGATAAATACGAGGTTGAGTTCGATTATAGCTTTTCCACTCATTTGAAAAGGGTAAATTCCATGGAAAAATTAAAGTTGGAAAATATGCGAAAGACAATTTCGGATTCTGGTAAAAAGATTTTCGAATTCTATTTACTACATGTCAGTGAATTGGTTCTTAAGTATTATTATAAAGATAACATGGATAAATTTAATAAATACTATTACACATTGTATCATCTGCGCCGGGTTCATATTACAAATATTAATCCAAACTTGTTGAAGTTTATTGATGTAGTAATAAGTAGTTATTCTGAAGATGTAGTAATTGAAAAAATGTTTGATAAGAGTAACGAACTCATTGAGAACAATGATGATTTGACTTTATACAAGGATTACCTATTGTATGAACACCAGAAAGAAATATTTACGGTATGTAAAAACCCCAACCCTAAATTGGTTTTATATATTGCTCCTACCGGTACTGGAAAAACACTTAGTCCGCTAGCATTATCAGAGGCAAATCGCGTCATATTTGTATGTGCTGCTAGACATGTAGGATTAGCATTGGCCAAGTCGGCCATATCTGTTGGTAAAAAGATAGCATTTGCATTTGGATGTCAAGAGGTGGCTGATATTCGTTTACACTATTTTGCCGCAAAGGATTATGTTAGACATAGCAAGACAGGAAGTCATATTGTATATAGAGATGGTTCCAAAAAGGTTGACAATACAAATGGCGAGAATGTAGAGATTATGATTTGCGATATTAAATCCTATTTGTGTGCTATGAATTATATGAATGCGTTTAATAATACAAAGGATATGATTCTTTATTGGGATGAACCAACGATTACAATGGATTACGACGATCATGAGTTTCATCAATATATTAGAGATAATTGGCGGAAAAACATTATTCCTAATATTGTATTGTCATCTGCTACATTGCCACATCAATCCGAACTGCAAGAAACTATTGCCGATTTCATATCAAAATTTGATAATAGTCGCGTATATAGTATAGTCAGTCATGATTGTAACAAGTCAATACCCATTATTAACGCTCAAAATTATGTAGAGATGCCTCATTTGAAGTACGCCGAATATGATAAATTACACAAATGTATTACTCATTGTAAGAATAATTTAACCATGTTGAGGTATTTTGATCTTACAGAGGCAGTAAAATTTATTAGTTATATGAATACATCAAACAAGATTAGAGACGATGTCAACAAAATAACACATAGATATCATGATTTGAGTGAATTGACCATGAACAATATAAAACTACATTATCTGACTATTATAGAGAAAACAACTGCGTCCGAATGGAGCGAAATTTATTCCCACTTTCAAACTAAACGAACACCTAAATATACATCTAATATTCATGTGGCTACAACCGATTCTCATACACTTACAGATGGACCTACCATCTTTCTAGCAAATGATGTAGAAAAGATATCCAAGTTTATTTTACAAAATGTTAAGATTCCGGACCAAGTGATTAAAGATATGTTAGAGGCAATCGAATACAACGATAAAATATTGTCATTGTTACGACAAAAAGAAAAACAGTTGGAGGATAGTCTGGGTAATGAAATTGAAAAGGAAAATAAAATGGTCAAGGAATCACTTAAACCAGAACAGATTAAAATGAAACAGGATATAGATGGCTTGAATAAACTGGTAAAAACTATTGCTTTGAACGAATTGTTTGTTCCGAATAAATTAGAACATCTTCGGTATTGGGTAAAGAAGGATGTTGTTACGCGCGAATTTTCGTGTAAGATTGAACCAAATGATGTTGAAAAAATCATGCTATTGGATGTAAGCAGTAGTTGGAAAATTCTCTTGTTAATGGGTATTGGTGTGTTTACAAATAATCATGATGGCGATTATACTGAAATAATGAAACAGTTGGCAATTGAACAGAAATTATTTATGATTATCGCCTCTTCAGATTACATATATGGAACAAACTATCAGTTTTGTCATGGGTATATTAGTAAAGATCTGGGAAATATGACCCAAGAAAAAACCATCCAAGCCATGGGGCGAATTGGTAGAAATCAACTCCATAAAGAATATAGTATTCGATTTAGACACGATGATTTGATTGAAAAGATATTTACACACTCAGAATATCGTCCCGAAGTAGAAAACATGAATCGTTTATTTAATACACCTTTGTAAGATAATAGATGAAAATAAAATATAGAAAATAAAATAATACGATACTTAAAAAATAATACGATACTTAAAAAATAATACGATACTTAAAAAATAATATAAACACAAAGTTGGAGTAGAGTGTAAATATGGCGAATTACCCGGAAAATGAGTATGAACTGGATGATGATATCGATATTGTAGGGAAAATATATGATAAATTGGTAGAATCAACTACATCTTTTTTTCATTTTATGTATGCGTATTGTGATTTTTGTGTTGACCATAATATGGTGTAACGCTAATTGTAACTGATAAGTATTGAAATCATCAATACTTATCATTACACCTTTTCTCATTTTAAACGCCGATTATTGTATAAAGCTTACTTTACTTTTTATACTACGAAGTAAATCTGATGGTAAATTCCCACCACTTACTCCACAACCACTTCCCATAACACTCTCTCCTATAATTTTTAACCTATAATCAATTGTTTTACAAATAGGACAAGTAATTACTCTAGTATTTTCCATAGTATCTTTTTCTTCCATATAATTATCCATTTCTTCGTCAGTTCCATCTATCGATTTACTAATACATCCATAACAAACCTTACTATTATTACAAGTTGCACATTCAAATCTGTCGTTATATGACAATGTATTTGAAGCGCATCCGTTTATTATTTCTTGAGATAGTTTTTTTGGAATTTTATTTTCACTTTCTAATTTTTCGTATAATCTTAATAAATCAAAAGTATCAATATCAATAAATTTTTCATAACATACACAACATTCTTCATCGAGAATTTTTACACCATTATTAGATAAAATTTCAAAAGTATAAGAGTTCATTGTAAATAATTATAACATTATATGTTTAAATCAAGAATACATTATATGTTTAAATCAAGAATATATTTTATTTTTTAATCGGCGTTTTAAATATTCAAGGGTGTAAACTTAAAAGGACCTATTATAATAAGGTTGAATATTAAATTTCGTAATTGTATTTCGTCTTAATTTTCTCTCTGAGTATTGAAAGTTGTTCTTCCAATTCATATTCTTCTGGTAAGACCATTCTTAGATTTTGTCTTTGACCATTTGGTGCTTTCCTGTCAAATGTTAAATGAGGTTTTCCTCTATAATCGCGATTACTTACAAAAGTAGGCAATATTTTTTCTTCCACGTTTGGATAAATATCATTTTCCAAATCATCCACGATTTTGTTTGCTTGAGCTAGTTTTTCTAGAATGGGGATTTTTTCGGATTTGGATGAGGAGGGCTCTTTGTCAAGTTTTGGATGACATACCCGAAAGAAATTTCTTAATTTATTTTGGGGTCCGTATGTATCTTCAGCATAATATACATATTTATTAATCATATCATCACTTATTCCGTCTGGTAATGGCTTTGCTACCTTTTTTCTTGCCCGCTTTGTTCCTTCCTTAATACCTTTAGAATTTTGTTCTTGAACTGTTCTAGTAGCAATGCGTAGATTATCATAAGTATTATTTAATGGGTCTTGATCGATATGATCTACACTAATAATTTTAGTTCCTTTACCGTTACCATAACAACCAGTAATAATTTGATGGATGTATAAATTACCAGAATGACATGAAATATATCCATTGGACTGTTTATAAAATGTTATTTTTTTTCCATTGTATTTGGTTGTTTCAAAATCCAATATTTTTTGATAAGAATAAGCACACAATTTACAAATGGTATTTGGTTCACAATACATAAGTAAATAATCATTGTTATTTTCGTTTATCTTCCAAATCGGGTTTTTCATAATATTTGCTTCTTTTCCACTGGTGTTAATGTGTCCTTGAATATATTGAATCACTTCGTATTGTTGAGAAATAATATCATGGTATTTATGTTTTATATCTATATTAATATGCCTTAAATCATTTAAATTTCTATTTTTAAAAATATAGTTTATATTATCGGTTTGTTTTATGTTGTATATAAACTCTAATAATGTGAACCTTTTATAATTATAACAATATGATGGATATATATCATTAGTAGTAATAATACTAAATTTTTTGTCAAATTTTACATATCTATTAAAATCATCAAAATCTAAAAAATATTGTTTGTTAGGTCCAAATTCAATAATACCACATTGGAGTTCAGTATTTATGTAAGCTATTTCCTTCATAGTGTTTGGTGTTAAGGAATTAGTTACAGATTTTTCCGTTTCAATTTTATGGTTGTTTTCATTCATATTATAATGTATATAAAATGAATGTCTTTAAATTAATATACTTCTAATAGTATATATAGTGTATATAAATATATATAACCAACCCGCTCAATTACTATATGCTAATCCTCCCATACCGCTCATGACACGAAGGACATTGTAGTTGGTAGCATAGACACGGACCTTGGCAGTCTTGGTACCCTCAACCGTGGCGTTGGAGAGAACAAGTTGAAGGGTAGCGTTATCTATACGGGAGAAGTTGCAAGAACCAGAAGGTTGGTGCTCCTCAGGGCGAAGGGCGAAGGAGTACACATTGATACCAGTGTCAGGGTTGCGAGTGTGGTGTTGGAAGGGTTGGACAAGGTCAAAGTATGTACCCTCACGCTCAGAGAAGCGGTCTTGGCCGTTGAGTTGTAACTTGGCAGTCACAACAGGGTTCTCACCCCAGCAGTGCATGTCAAGAGCAGACTCGGCAAGGACAAAAGTACCGGCATCAGAGACACCAGAGTTGGCAAGAGTGTTGGCGCCAAGCTTGCCAAGGTTAGGAGCAGTGTAGTTGGTAGAACCATTGTACCAGCCGGATCCCTCAAGATCAACCGCACCAGCATCGTTGAAAAGACCAGATCCGTTAATGAACGCGCCTGTGTTAAGAGCAACGGCATCGTGACCTCCGAAGGAGTGGATTGCGTTGGGAAGAGCATCGACGGCATCAGTGTAGTTGAAGGGTTGGGCACCAAGAGTTCTGAAAAGAGGTTGAGAGCACTCCAAGGAAGAGCAGTAGTCAACATTCTCGTCAGGTTGGACAACCCAGATAAGCTCCTTAACCGGGTGGTTAAAGTTGAGCTTGATCTTGTTACTGGAGGAACCAACAGACTCGTCACCAGTGAATTGGAGTTGCTCAATGAGGTACTCGTGGGGGTTTTGGGCCATTCTGCGACGCTCGTCGGTGTCAA